TAGGGAGAAATGATGTTAGTAAAACTTGTTAATCTATCACTACAAGGTTTTAATATCTTTTTAGTAACTGATTCAGGACCAAAGTCTTTTTGGTTAACACCAAAAGAGTCTGTGATGATTTCAGAAAATAATGTATCATCACAGATTAAGAAAATGATCAAGAAAAAACTTTTAAAGTTAGAGAGAGTATAAAATGGCAAATATAGTGAGCCCTGGCGTTTATGTAATTGAAAAGGATATCTCAAACTATCCTGCAACGATTGATTCTACTACTGTAGGTATCGTAGGGTTCGCTCAAAAAGGCCCAACTAATAAAGCAACTCTCATCACTAGCCAAGAAAGGCTAATTGATACTTTTGGTGATCCTACAGAGGCAGTTCAAGGGCAAGGCATCTTAGGCGCTCTTGAAGTGTTAGAAGCTACTAACAGACTTTACTATGTAAGAGCTGTTTCCGATGATGCTGCCCAAGCTTCGGCAACAGTTCCTTTTGGTGCTTGCCCGGCTATAGGCGTAAGCTCTAACTCGATTGGTGTAACTAACTCTGTAACCTTTAAGGTTATGGTTACAGATCACACAGGAGCTTCAGCGTTTCCTTTCATAAAAACCTTCAACGTCGCACCAGACTCAGTTAACCCAGTAACGACTCAACAAGCTGCTCTCGCACGAGCATTTGGCACTGAACTCGATGGACTAGGTGTGGTCGCAGCTTACCCCTTTACCACTGACGGCAACGGGAATATTACTCCTGGAACCGTCTCTGACGAGGCTGGATTCCTTGTAGGGTCTTTCGCTGGGTCAGGAGCAACATTATATGTTTCTGCGAACTCATCAGTGCTTATGGAATTAGATGCTTCAGGCGAACCTACGGGTGCTGCTGTTAATGAATTAACAGTTACAGGCTCCACGATAACCTTAGACTCAGTTAAGTATGTTGTAGAATCTCTGTATGAGGGTGCTGGATATAACCTTGGAACTAAATCAGATGGCTCTGTTAGTGGAAACAGCATTGAGATAGACTCAAAGGGCGGTCCAAACTTCATTGTCACTCTGAACGATAAGGGTGCTCTGAAGGAATCATTCAAAGCTAGTTTAATTGATAAGAAGAATTTCCTTACAGATGTCATCAACACCTCAGAAGCAAACGCTGTTTCTGATTACATCCAAGGAAATATCTTTGAGGCAGATGCAAAGATTGCTAACCCTGATAAGATGACAGCATTTGCTGATCAAATCACAGCATTGATTGCCGCGGATGATGTAACTATGGTCTCAGGATCAACTACGATTAACAATGCTATTCCTAGATTTGTTAAGCTGGTTCAAGGGACTTATGGCCTAAAAGATGGTCATAATGGATCTCCTTCTAATAACTTCCTAGAGTTCATAATTGGTGATTCAGCAAACAAGACTGGTATCTACGCTCTGGATGATGATCAACTAAACTTAACGATTGGTCTTGTTCCCGGTCTCGCAGATCAGAGAATCCAAAATGCTCTCATCAATCTAGCAGAGACTAGCCAGAACTTCATCGCTTGTGTTGCTCCTCCATACGCAGTCGATTCTCCACAAGAAGCTATCGACTGGTCAAACGGTTTCTCTGAAACCAGAACTGCTGCAATCAACTCCTCATACGCAGCAATCTACTGGCCTTGGGTGAAGACCTTCATCCCAAGCCTTGGTGAAGACAAGTGGATGGACCCTGCTATCTATGGAGCCCGTCAGATCGCCTACACGGCAGGCGTGGCTGAACTGTGGTTCGCACCTGCTGGTTTCATCCGAGGCCGCCTGACGAAGCCTACGCAGACTCAGGTTGCTCTGAACCAAGGCGACAGAGACTCCCTCTACAGTGGTGGTAACGCAATCAACCCAATTGTCAACTTCCCCCAGCAAGGGATCACGATCTTCGGACAAAGAACTGCACAAAGAGAGCCAACTGCTCTTGATAGAGTTAATGTCCGAATGCTGATGATTTATCTTAGAAAGGTTCTTCTACTATCAACCCAAAGATTCGCATTCGAGCCTAACGATGCAATCCTCTGGGCACAGATTGAAGAAACAGTAAATCCACTGCTTGATGATATCAAGAGACGCAGAGGTATTACTGAATTTAGAGTAATTTGTGATGAGACAGTAAATACTCCTGTAAGAGTTGATCGCAACGAAGTTTGGTGTAAGATTTTAATCAAGCCAACCAAGGCTGCGGAAGCTGTGATCTTTGAACTCAATGTCACGTCACAGTCAGCTAAGATTGTAGGCTAATAGCTACGGAGAATAAAAATGGCAGAAAGATTATCATATTATAACACTCTTTACGGGAGAGAGTTCGAGAAGGGCGCAGGTCTTCCTGTTGTCTCGACTGAACTTGATTCAGTAAGAACCTATCAGTTCGAAGTCCACTTCTATGGACTTCCTTCAGATAGAATTGCAGAAGGTGCTGATCTTACTCTCGCAGCAAAGCAAGTTAGCCCTGCCGGTTTCACAGTCGAGGATATCATTGTAGATCGTCTGAACGATAAGCTCTACTATCCAGGTAAGGCAACTCCAGATGATCTAACGATTACCTTCGATCACCTGTATCTGAGAGAAACAGCACCAACTCTGTGGGAATGGTTCAAGACTGTATATGATCCACTCACGGGTAACCTCGCTAAGAACAGCCGTCCAGCAGGAGCTAACACTCCTCACTTCAAGGCAAACCGCCTTGAGATCGTGTTCTTAGATAATGCTAAGAACCCACATGCTGTTCTCGAATACTATGGTGTTTATCCACGAGTCTTCAAGCCAGCAGAACTGAACTACTCAACGAGCGAATTCCACACGATTGAAGTTACTTTCCGCTACGACTTCATGGATTTCCAGAATGTTAGATCAGTCTAATATATTTTAGAAACACTTGAGGAAGCCCGCCTATAAATACTATAGGCGGGTTTTTTTGTATTATGAACTACTTCTTCGAACTCTTAGAATCATACAAGCATCGCGGCTGCTGCGTTACCCGTATTGATGAGAAAGCTAAACCTAAACAATCTAATCAGATACCTTTAGCTCAAGACCCAAGATTACAGAGCTTGGCAGCTTTTATTAAGAGCCCGCCTGAAGGCGCTACAGTGAATCCAAGTAAATCACGCGAAAATGCTTTTACTATAGATGATACAAGGTTAGCTCGACAATTTTCAGTTGATGCGAATGGAATGTTTATTGGAGGGACAGACGCTTCCAATAGAGGAATTTTAACAAAACTATTTGGAGCCTTAGAAGGAGAAGAAGAAGAGCAACCCAGCCAGGAACAACCCGCACAAGAACAACCACAACAACAACCTATGCAGCCGATGCTTACCCCAGAAGAGCTAGAAGCTCAGAGAGAGGTAATGATTAGAGATGCAAGCTACCAAAAGGCAGACGTAAACATTAGAGATATTGTGAGTCAGTATGATAAGGAAGCTGAGTGTAGAGCACAAATTAGGTTTGATACATTAACTAATGACCTTAGACCCGATAGAGAAAAAGATCCTAAAGTAACAGCAAAATTTCTTAAAAATCGTCTTGGATACAAAAACGTGTCAACAAGCTTTGCTCAACAGTTCTCTAATACTTTTAAAGAGTTTTATAAAAATCAAAAGCTAAGTTCTTGTGAGTTTATTAATAAAGTATTAAAGTTAACAAACGATAAAAATCTATTAGAACCACTTACCAAGATTTATTTAAATGGTTCTGTTAATCAAGCTTTAATTAATATGACTAGCCTTCAAGAGAATAGTATTAGACAATCTATTGAATTTGCAAGTGATGATAAGATTGCTGAATCATTGTTCAAGTTACTAGATGGCTCTTGTGAACCAGGTCAAGTCTGTGTTCCGGAAGAAGGAATCACGGATATGGATAAGAAGGCTTTAGCTGAGTCGTTTGTAGCATTTACGGAGCTTGCTAAAAAGCCTAAACTATCTGCCGATGAGAAAATATTACTTACGAGTCTTCTCAGACTAACCGATGATAGAAGAATTGCCTTAGCTGGGGTAACAATGATGGATAGTATCATCATCCAAGATCGAGGAAGATCATTCTTAGATTTAGTTCGATTCGTCGAACGCAAGCATGGGGTTACTTTTGATACTATCAATCTGATTGGGAAACTAAACCAAGATGGTTCTGAGAACCAAGCAATCGGAACACTCTTTGAGCACTGGACTAAGATTGTTGGTCTTGTTCTGGCTAAGACAAAAGCCTCTCCAGATGATCAGGCTAAGATTGATTTAGTAATCAACAGCTATGTTGCCAAGGTAGGTGACGTTTGTAAAATCATGAATATGATTGACAAGCGTATTAGAGCACTTGGTCAAACCTCTGGTGGTATTCCTATGGAAGCCTACGAAGATCTAGCTGAAGTGAAACATGATTCTATTTCATGCTCAGAGATGGCAGACATCAATCGAATACTAACAAGTAGAGTTACACGATCATTCGCTAAGGTAGGAACTCCTGACGCTGTTGTTCAAACAGGAACAACGACTGGTAAGGGCGAGCGTGCAGACGTGGTTATGTCTTTTGATGATGTAGGTGCTGCTAGACAAGCTGCTAGAAAAGCAGGTATGAACCCATCTACCGCAGTAAAAGCAATGACAATGGAGAAATTGCTAGACAAGAACCCTGAATTTAAGACCATGATTATAGCTGCTGGTCTCAATCAGCCGGGACAGCCTTACGACTTCAGTAAGAAAGTTTACACTATGAAGATGGGTCTAAAAACTTCTTCTGGGAAAGGGTCATCCTCTGTAGCTACAGGTAGTGCTTCTCTTGAGAGCATGTCCGAAGACATAGTAGCTTTTAGTCAGGGAGGTTCTTCAGACTGGGTTAAGAACACGGCTAAATCACTCGGGCTTAAAGATAGAGAAGCTGCTGGTAGGCTAGCTAAGTTTATCCAAAAAGACTTAGCAAAGGCTGAGTCTATCATAGATTCCGCATTACCAAAAGTAAATATTAAAGGTGGTTCTGAGAATACAGCCAAACTAACAGCAACCCAGATCATGGATGCTATCACTGCCCAAAACGTAGATGGTGAGAACAAGGCTAAGGATGAGATCTTTGCTTTAGCTCAAACATTTTCTAAAGAGTCTGGAAAGATGAATCCTGATCCTGAAATTTTAGATCGCTTAAAGCTTAGACTTAAGGAAGCTACAAAGAGAAGATTGCTTGAAGATAAGATTGGCAAATTCTTAGACTCAGATGATATCAAAGATAGAGAAGCTGGGGCTCTGTTATTAGGTTTAGTTGGTGGCGTTAACTCAGATCAACCTATTCACTATATTGATCTTAACTCAGATAAACAATACATTGGTGATCACAATACACTAGCAGTGTCACCTCTTAGGGGGCTGATTACCGGAGAAGAAGGTTACAGCTACGGGATCACTAGATCAAGTAAAGCTTTTCGAGTTTCTTTAACCACACCTACGAATGCTACGATAGCTATCAACTTTACTGGAAGAGGGTCTGGGGCTACGAATGCTAATTCTTCAATAAGTAAATCTGCAATGGAAGAACTAGTTAATCTAACTGAAGATTTTGCTATAGATAAAAATATCCTAGCAACTCTTGATAAGCTGCTAGGAATTCAAAAGTATCTATTTGAGAGATTATCTCACTGAAGATTCTCAGGAACCTTGCCTTCATCAAACCAGTAAGCACTTTCTGTTTTTACTAACAGATCCTCAAGCTTGTATATAGACACATTTTTATATCTTATAGCTTGTAGGTCTACTTCAGGACTTGTGTAAGGTTCATACTGTTGATCTAGTATAGCTAATGTAGTCTTGTTATCCTGTTGCCATACT